ATGATGCCGACGCGTTCATGTTGACGTTTGCGCAGGCGGTGGCGCCGGTCGTGGTGCCGGCGCCGCGGCCGCCGGGGCCGCGCTCGGCGTGGGGGTAACGGCTCTCAGGATGCCTTTCGCCGGCGCGTCGCCTGCGGGAGGTGTGCGGCCAGCGTGTCATTGATCCGGCCCTGCCAGCCCTTGCCCGTCGCGCGGAACCGTGCCAGCACGGCGGCGTCGAGCCGCAAGCTGACCATCTGTTTGCGGGGTGCCTTCTGCGGGCCACGCTGCCCGCGATACCGGCGCCGGGCCGTGTCGAGCGCGGCAGTCACGGTGGCCGTGTCGGCACCGTCGGGGATCGGGACGCCGCGGTCAAAGGCGTCGCGCGACACTTCGGGGTTGTCGGGATCGTCGAGCCGGGGCTCAGTCGGGATAGACACGGGCATACTCCTGTCGTTCGTGGCGGCTGGCTCGCCGCAAGCTGATCGGCCGCACGTCGCCGTCGCGGCGGGTCATGATGCCGGTATGGAGCGTGCCGTCGAGGAAGCCGAGCACAATCCAGCGGTCTTCGCCGGCGCGCGGTGAGTAAATCGCATAGCGGCGCGTCAGGTCGGCGAACCGGGCGAGGCTGACACCGTGTTTGCGGCGATTCTCGCGATCCTTGCCGGGGTCGAACGTCGGCGCCATTGATTTAATTGTATGGACATTACAGCTAAATGTCCATACAAATAAACCACCCGCGCGGCGTCCGGCGTCCGGTCGCATCTCGGACGCATGGATTGTGCGTGACCCATGCGGGCCGGTTATGGTAGCCTCGCGGGCATTCCGAAGCTGAACGGTTTTCCCTCCGGCGCCGGAGTGGGCTAGATCATGGCCCAGTCCGATGACGATCTGCTCGACGCCATCAAAACCCGCTACGCCGACGCGACGCAGCAGTGGGCCGCCATCCGCACAGAAGGGCAGTTGGACATGGAAGCGATTGCCGGCGATCCCTGGGATCCGAAGGATCGCCAGGCGCGCAAGGATGCCGGCCGCCCCTGCCTCGCGCTCGATGAGCTCGGCCAGTACACCAATCAGATCATCAACGACCTGCGCGACAACAAACGCGGGATCGTCGTGTCGCCGAAGGGCGGCGGCGCGAACGACGCGACGGCGGCGTTTCAGCAGGGCAAGATCCGGGACATCGAATACGAGAGCCACGCGACGCAGGCCTATACCGTCATGGCCGAGAACGCCATCCAGCGCGGCTACGGCTTCCTGCGCATCACGGCCGAGTATTGCTATCCGGATCACGGCTTCGATCAGGAGCTGCGCATTGAACCGGTGGTCAATCCGGACGCCGTGACGCCCGATCCCGACCACGTCCGGCCGGACGGCTCGGATCTCACCTTCCTGTTTTACGAAGAGCACCGCACGCTCGCCGAGTTCCGGCGCGACTTTCCCGACGCCAAGGTGCAAAGCTTCTCGAGTGACGTGATGCGGGAGCCGCGCTCGTGGGTGCAGGGCGACACGATCCGTGTCGCCGAGTACTGGGTCAAGGAACCGGGGACGCCGCGGACGCTGTTGCTCGTCAAGCCGGGGCCGCCGACGCCGCAGAATCCCAACCCGCAGCCGATCGAGATCGACGAGGCCGCGATCAACGGCGTGCGGCCGTCCGCGGATCAGATTCTCAAGACGCGGCGGATCACGCCGACGACGGTCATGCAGTACCTGACCAACGGCGTCGAGATCCTGTCGCGGACGCCGTGGCTCGGGCCGTCGATCCCGTGGGTGTGCTGTTACGGCAAGGTGATCTACCTGCAGGGGGCCGAGGGGCGCACGTCGCGGCAGCTCCTCAGTCTCGTGCGGCTGGCGCGCGATCCCTACATGCTGTATTGCTACTACCGCACCTGCCAGGCCGAGTTGGTGGGCATGACGCCGAAGTTCCCCTACTTCGTGGCGCAGGGGCAACTCGACGCCGCCAACCTCGAGCTCCTGAAGCAGTCCGTGTCGCAGCCGATCGCGGTGGTCGAATTCAAGACGAAAACCGCGAGTCAGCCGGAGGGTGGACTCGGGCCGCCGATGCGGCAGCCGTACGAACCGCCGATCCAGGCGCTCGAGATGGGCGCGGAAGGGGCGCGGCGGGCGATTCAGGCCGCCATCGGGGCCTCGCCGCTCCCGACCATGGCGCAGCGGCATAACGAAAAGTCCGGCGTCGCGCTCAAGACGATCGAGGACACCGCGCAGCGCGGCTCGTTTCACTTTGTCGATCATCACGACGAGGCCGTGATGCGCTGCGGCGCGATTCTGAGCGAATGCATTCCGAAGTACTACGATACGGCGCGTGACACCGCGATCCGTGACGAGAAGGATCAGCCGCAGATGATGCGGATCAACGATCCGCAGGCGGTCGGGCCGCAGGGCGAGGCGCCGGTCGACACGTCCCAAGGGGAGCATCAGGTCACGATCTCGGTCGGGCCGAAAAAAGATAGCGAGCGGGAAGCGGCGTCCGATTTCGCCGATCAGATCATCGGCAACCCGCAGATCGCCGGCGTGATTGGGCCGCAGAAGATGGCCGAGCTCCTGGCGGCGTCGATCAAGTTGAAGAACCTCGGCCCGATCGGCGACGAGATGGCCGAAACCATTGCGCCCTCGGACAAGCAGCAGGTCGATCCGCGGCGCTTGCAGCAGCAGATGCAGGAGCAGGGGCAGCAGCTCCAGCAACTCCAGCAGGTGGCGGCCAAGCAGCAGCAGCAGCTCGAAACCGACCAGATCAAGACGAACGGCCAGATCACGATCAAGCAGATGGATCTGCAGTTCCAGCGCGAGAAAATGGCGCTCGAGTCGGAAACCAAGATCACGGTCGCGGAGCTCGGGGCGAAGGTCGATCGGCTGCAACTGTTCTTGGAGGAACGGGCGCGGCTCGGGATTCAGGCCGGGGACGTGGCCAGTCAGGCGGCGGCGGCGGCGCACGATCGCCGGATGCAGGCCGACGCGCACGCCCAGACGATGATGCAGGGGGCGCAGCAGATTCAGGCCGAGGCGCGGCTGGCGGCGCAGCAGCATGCGCAGGCGCTCGAGCAGGGCGCGCAGCAGGCGGCGCTCCAGCCGGCGCCGGGCGGGGCGAACGGCGGGCCGCCGGCCGAGGCGGACGCAGGAGGCGGGGCCTGATGCCGGCCAAATCCAAGGCGCAACAACATCGGTAAGCGGCGGTAACGGGTTTCACGCTCCGGCGCGGCTAGGGTCATTCCCGAACGCAGGCTTCCCCCTTGCCTGCTGCCGCGCTCGGTTGAGGGCAAGGGGTGACGCGCGAAGGGGACGCGTCCGTGAGGACGCGATGGAGTCAGAACAGAGCTCGGCTGCACCCGCGCAGTCGACCGAGAGCAGTCCGGTTCCGGCCGCCACGCCGACGACGACGGCGCCGGCGGCGGTCAGCGCGGCCGATCAGGCCGTGGCCGCCAAGGATGTCACGGCCTTCCGCGAGGCGCGGCGGGCCGAACGCGGCGATCCGGCCACGAGGCCCACGGCGCCGCCTGGCGCGGCCGTGGAGGCGAAACCGGCGCCCGCCAAGGGGCCGGCGCAGACGCCGCCCGATCCGGGCTCCAATCGCCAGCAGCGGCTCCAGCAGCAGATCAACGGCTATGAGCGCGAGCTCGCCGAGCTCCGGGCCGACAACGCCCGGCTCCGCGGCCAGACACCGCCAGACGCGCGGCCGACGGGTGCGCCGCCGTCCCCTGCGGCGGCGCCTTCGTCGGCGCCGCTGATTGACATCCGGCAGCCGCCGCTCGAGGAAGCCGCGTTCTACACGAAATTCCCCCAGGCGTCGACGGCCGATTATGTGCGCTACCTGACCCGCTTCGATCGCGAAGTGGACCGGGTGACGCAGCACATGCAGGCGTCCCAGAAAGCCGAGTCAGAGGCCGCGCATGCGCGCGCGGTCAAGTTTCACGATCAGGTGAAAGCGGCCGGCGATCCGGCCGCCATCCTCGACCGGCTCGATCCCGAGCTGGTCGCGCTCGAAACCCGCGCGTATGCGCGCGCGCAGGGCAAAGCGCTCACCGCGGCGAACGATCTCGCCGAGGAGATTCTCGATTCCGACGTCGCGCTGCCGGTGCTCGAGCATCTGACGGCGCATCCCGAGGTCAAAAAGAAGCTGCTCGAGTCGGCCGATCGCCGCGCGCTCGTGCGCCGTTTTCGCGATCTCGAGAGGCAGGTCACGCCGGCCGCGAGTGCCGGCACCGCTCCCAAAACGGTCACACAAGCGCCGCCGCCAGCGGTCACGCTCGGCGCGCGCGCGGCCCAGCTGGGCGATCCGGCCGATGCCGCCGTCGCACGGGGCGACGTGGCGGGGTACCGGGAAGCGCGCCGGGCGCAGCGGGCGGCGCAGCAACTGAGGTAGATGCCATGCCGAATACCTTCGAGTATGCGGACTGGCTCGCGATGGAATGTCTCGACCTGCTCGAGAACAAGCGGGCCGTCTCGCAGTTTTTCAACACCGATTACAGCAAAGAATTCAATCTGAAGTTCCCGGTCGGCGACACGATCCGGGTGCCCTATCCGCAGCGGTTCACGGTCGCGCGCGGCTTGCCCTATCAGCCGCAGGCGATCAACCGCTTGCACGCGACGATCTCGTTTCTCGATCCGTTCCAGATTGCCTTCGACTGGGACAGTGCCGAGCAGGCGCTCAAGGCGCCGCGCGGCCGCGAGAAAGTCAGCAAGGAGATTCTCGAGCCGGCGATGGCCTACGCGCAGCAGGCGATCGATGACGCGTGCGCGCAGTACGCCTATCAGAACGCCGCGAGTGTGGTCGGGAGCCTCGGCACCGATCCGATCGATTTCGATACGACGTCGGCCTGGGCGAAGCAGAAGATGGACGAGCTCGGGGCGCCGACCGCGGATCGCGCCATGATCGTGAGCCCGCGGGTCAATCGCGCGCTCAAGAAGTCGTCGATCTCCTACTTCAATCCGGTCACCGATCTGTCGAAACAGTGGCGCACGGGCATGGTGGGCAGCGGCGACGGGTTCGAGTGGTACACGTCGATGAGTCTGTACCGCCATACCACGGGCGTCTGGGCCGGGGCGGTGAGTGTGTCGACGGGGCTCGCTGACGGCGCGACGTCGGTCGCCGTGACGTGCGCGAACGGCGACACGGTCCGGGTGGGCGATAAGTTCTCCTTCACGGGCACGCTGCCGGTCAATCCGATGACGCGGCGCGCGTTCGGGACCGATCCGAAAACGTTCACGGTCACGGCGGCGGCGACGGGGGCGGGCTCGGCGATGACGATCCAGTTCTCGCCGGCGATCTATGGGCCGGGCAGCCAGGATCAGACCGTCGATGTGCTGCCGACGGCCGGGGCGACGCTGACGCTCTGGCCGGGCACGCCGGCGCCGACCGTGGCGCATAGCGGCACGCTGCAGCTCGCGCTCCAGCGCAACGCGTTTGCCCTGGTCGGGGTCGAGCTCGAGGAACCGAAAGGCGGCAGCGTCGAGCTCGTGTCGCAGAAACGCGATCCCGACAGCGGCCTGACGATCCGCTTTATCCGCGAGTGGGACGGCCAGATGAGCCGGTTTATCAACCGGTTCGATTGGATGATCGGCTTGGGATCGTTCTACAACGACGCGTGCGCCGTGGTGATCGCCTCGGCGTAGCGGGGTGGTCGGGCGGGCGGAGTTCGGCCGCCCGTCCGCGCGTCGTCAACCTCGGTGTCCGCGTGAACAGGAGTACTCGTTATGCCGATCAGTCCTAGCCTGACGCCGGCGCGTCAGATTCCGTATTTCTCCTCGGGGGTGTATCCCAAAGTCACGGCGACGACGCTCGTCGCCTCGACGGGCACGGGCGTGGTCACGCTCACGGCGGCGCAGCTCTTGACCGGGCTGCTGCTCGTCGATTGTCAGAATGCGCAGACGATGACTCTGCCGACGGCGGCGCAGCTCAATACGGCGCTGCCGGGGCTCAGTGTCGGCACCGCCGTGTCGCTCGACGTCGTCAACCACGGCGCGGCGACGCTGACGATCGGGCTCGGCACCGGGATCACGCAGGTCACGGTCGCGACCGTCAAGAGCGTGTTGACGCTGGCGACGCTGACGAGCAAGCGCTTGCTGCTCGTCTGTACGAATGCGACGCCGGGCGCCGAGGCGTGGAACGTCTACGCGTTCGGGTCGATTGCGGCGGCGGTGGCGTAGGGGAAGGCGGGGCGATGGGCGCCTATCGTGATCGCGTGATTGCCGATGGCGCCGTCGCATATTGGCATCTGAATGAAACTTCAGGTACGACTGCTGTGGATGTAGTTGGAGGTAATGCTGGGACGATCACTGGCGGTGTAACGCTGAATCAGTCAGGACCATTCCCCGGTAGTAGTTCAATGCTATTCGATGGGACGACTGGTTATATTCAAGCCGCGAACTCTGCCAGCCTGAACACGCCAACGACAGCGGTCACACTAGAAGCGTGGATTAAGATTACGTCGTGGGTACAGTCGTACAATACGATTGTCGCGAAAGGAACAGCGGGATCGCATCTTTGTTATGGAATGCAGGTTCATAACACCGGGCGCCTAGTGTTCATGTGGAATGGTGGGTCACCCACCACGATTCTTACCAGCTATATTGTACCGGGTACGTGGTATCACGTCGTACTCGTCGCGGATGAGAATGCACAAACACTCGTAGCGTACGTGAACGGCGTGAAAGTCAATGATGGGGGATGGACGCCAGCAGGACCTAGCGGAGATTTCATAACAAGTGATGCGAACCCTCTCGTAATAGGACGACGGAATACGACGTCAACAGCGGATCAGTATGTCGTCGGGCAGATAGCAGAACTCGCGGTGTACCCCGTCGCGCTGACCGCCGGGCAGATCGCGAATCATTATGCGGCCGCGCCCGTCGCCGCCCAACCCTGGCCGGGCGTGCCGTGGTGGGCGCAACTGACCAATGGAGATCGCACGATGCCCATGACGGCGTATCAAACGTGGGGGCCGATTACCCCGAGCGACACCGTGGATCTGCCGCGGTTGACGGCGGGGATCTGGGTCGGCACAGCGGGCAACCTCGTGGCCGTGACGGCCGGCGGCGACACGTCGACGCTGCTGGCGGTGCCGGCCGGCTGCTGGGTGCCGCTCGCGGCCCGGCGCATCAACGCGACCAATACCACGGCGGGCGGCTTGGTCGCCTTTTACGGCTAAGGCGCGTCCGGCGCCGACGCCGACACGGCACACGACGGGGCGGGCCGGTGTCCAGCCACGGACGCCGGCCGCGCCGATTCCGGAGGGTAAACACATGAGTGACCTGAGAACTGAGAAACCGGCACCGGCCGGCAAAGGGCGCGACGACCTGGCGGCGCTCGAATATCCGCGGCAGCTCCATAAACCGGCGCCGGCCGGCAGTGCGCCGCCGCCCGAGCTGTTGTGGCGGCGCGTCGAGAGCGCCGACGAGGCCCAGGCCGCCGTCGCCGACGGCTGGTTCGTCGATGCCAATGAGGCCCTCGCGCAGGGCGCGAAGGACGCGAAGCCCGCCAAGGACGCGCACGACACCCCGGCGCACGCGAAATAAGCGATGCCGGGCACGACGACGGCGCGCGACGTCTGCGAGGACGCGCTCTTCGAGCTGAACGTGTTGGCGGCCGGCGAAGTGATGAACGCCGACGACGGCGTCTTTGTCCTGCGCCAGCTCAATACGCTGCTCGACGAGCTCAACGCGGAGCGGGCCGCCGTCTATGCGGATGTGTACACGACGTGGACGACGACGCCGGGTCTGGCGCCGCACACGATCGGCCCGACCGGGACGTTTGTGGTCGCGCAGCGGCCGCAAACGGTCGACGGCGCCAGCGCGCGGCTGAGTGGGACGGGGCCGCTCGCGGTGTGGACCCCGATCGTCCTGCGGGATCGCGACTGGTGGCAGGGGCTCGGCGTGCCGGCACTCGTCGCAGCGCCGGTGCCGTCGGATCTCTACTACAACCCGCAATGGCCGAATGGCGAGCTGCATTTCTGGCCGGTGGCCTCGAGTGCGGTCGCGATCGAGCTCGTGACGCGGCAAGTCCTGGCGCAGCTCCTGCTCACCGACACGTTTAGCCTGCCGCCCGGCTACAAGTCGATGCTCCAGAAAACGCTCGCCGAGCGGCTCGCGGCGCCGTACGAGAAACCGGTGCCGCCGCAACTGGCGCGCGATGCGGCCGGCGCGCGCGCACGGGTGGCGGCCGCGAATACGCAGATCCCGCGGCTGCAGACCTGTGACAGTGGGATTCCGGGTGGGGGCGGCGTCGCGGGGACGTGGCGCACGGGGTACCGGTAGTGCCAGGCTATCCGTTTCTCTACGGCAGCAATCCCTCGCAGAGCGTGATCGCGGACAGCGAGCGCACGATGAACCTGTATCTCGAGCCGGTCACGTCACCCGGCGCGCCCAGCCGCGCCGTGCTCTATCCGACGCCGGGGTTTCAAGTGCGGCTCGAGATCGGCGGCGCCGTCGGCGGCCGCGCGCTGTTTGATATGGCCGGGCGCACGTTTGCCGTGGTCGGACCGGGCTTGTACGAGATCGTCCCGCTCGATCGCACAGCGACCTATCGCGGCGGCGTCGCGGCCGATGTCCATCTCGCACAGATTGTGAGCAACGGCGCCGGCGGGCAGCTCTTGGTCGCGAGTGGCGGCAACGCCTACGTCTTGACGCTGGCAACGAATGCGTTCACGCAGGTCCTCACCGGCGAAGCGACGCAGATCGGGATGCTCGATACGTTCTTCCTCGCGTTCAACGCCAACAATAGCAAGCTGCGGATCAGTGACAGCAACGACGGGACGGTGTGGGATCCGACGCAATTCGCGCTGCGGTCGGCGATGCCGGATCCGTGGCGCGCGATGATCGTCAACGCGCCCGACATTTGGCTGTTCGGCGAGCAAACGACCGATGTCTGGTACGACGCGGGCAGCACGCCGTTTCCGTTCGCGCCGCGGGCGGGTTTGTCGATTCCCTACGGCATCAGCGCGCCGTGGTCGGTCGCGACCTCGGGCGGCTCGGTGCTCTGGCTCGCCAAGAATCGGGACGGCGCCGGCCTGGTCGTGATGGCCGCCGGCTATAGCGCGACGCCGATTTCCACCCCGGAAGTCAATACGACGCTGGCCGGCTACGCGCGCGACACCAAGATTACCGATGCCGAAGGGCTCGTCTATCAGGAGGCGGGGCACGTCTTCTATGTGCTGCGCTTTCCGTCGGCCGGCGCGACGTGGGTCTACGACCTGACGACGAAGCTGTGGGCGGAACGCGGCAAGTGGAACCCGGCGACGAACCAGTACGGCGTCTGGGCGCCGCGCGTGCGCTGTTACAGCCAGGGGCTGCAATTGACGGCCGAGGACGGGACGGGCCTCATCTCGACGATGGATAACAGTTTCGGCACCGAAACCGACGGGTCGGCGATCCGCCGGTTACGGCGCGGGCCGGTGCTCGTGAACGAGCAGCGGCGGATGGCGCTCGGCCGGTTCGAGCTCGCGCTCGAGGTCGGGCTCGGGACGGCGAGCGGGCCGGGCAGCGATCCGCAGATCCTGTATCGCGGCTCAGCCGACGGCGGGCAGACCTGGGGCAACGAACGCGCGTGCAGTGCCGGGCCGATGGGGCAGTATCACCGGCGGGTCTTCTGGACGCGGCTCGGCTCGCCGCGGCGGTGGGTGCCGGAAGTGACGATGAGCGATCCGATCCCGTGGCGGATCGTCGACGCGTACCTCAACAACGATCCGGCGGCGGCGGCGCCGCCGGCCGCCTGACATGCCGACCACGCTCGAGCCGGTGCCGCACGAAGCGCCGATGGTCGACGCGCCGGCGCTCACCATCTCGAGCGTGTGGTACCGGTATTTCTCGACGGTGATCGTCGGGCGGCTCCAGACGTCGGCGTTCGTCTCGAAGGGGTTCACGCTCGCCAATCAGAGCGCGGCCATCGGGGCGACGGCGCTGACGACGGGCGCCGGCGGGGTCTATCGGATCTCGTGGATGATTCGCATTACCCAGGCGGCCTCCGGATCGAGTGCGGCGACGGTCACGATTGCCTATACCGATGGCGGGGTCAATCTCACGCAGAGCGGGGCGGCGGTGACGGGCAATACGCCGACGACGGTGCAAAGCGACATGCTGCTGGTGCGGGCGGATGCGGGCACGGCGGTCACGTATGCGGTCGCGTACAGCTCGAGCGGCGCGACGCCGATGCAGTACACGCTCAGTCTCGCGGTCGAGCAGGTGACGGCATGATTCGCGCGGCGCGGATCGAGGATGTGCCGCGGCTCGTCGCGATGGGCCTGCGGTTCCTCCGCGGAAGTGCGTACGTCGGGATCATCGGGGAGAACTCCGCGCAGATGACGGCGTGTGCCACGTTTTTGATCGAGGCGCCCGACGGCGTGGTGCTGGTGGCCGAGGACGCGGGCGTGCTCGTCGGCATGATCGGGCTCTTGATTACGCCGCATCCCTTAAGCGGGGAGCGGGTCGCCGGCGAAGTGTTCTGGTGGGTCGAACCCGAGGCGCGCGGCGACGGGCTGCGGCTGTGGCATGCGGCCGAGACGTGGGCGCGCGCGCACGACGCCGCGCAGATCCAGATGATGGCGCCGGCCGCGACGCCGGGGCTCGGCCGCATCTTGGCACGGCGCGGCTATCGGCCGATCGAAACGGTCTATCAGCGCACGCTGCCGCCGGCGGCCGATGCACAGGATCCGGCGGATGTCAAGCGAAGTCCGGAAAGTCCAGAAAGTCCAGAAAGTCCAGAAAGTCTAGGGCACGGTCGCAGGGATCCGGCGCCGGATCTGGAGACGGTGGCGGCCGCCTGCCGGGCCGCGGCTGCGGTCGCGGCGCCGGCACGCGTCTCGATGCCGGCGCCGGATCCCGTCGTGGGCCTCGAGGCGATTCATGTGCATGACGGCGTCGTACCGGCTGACTACCGGCAGTGGGCGCGGCTGCGGGCGTTCGAGGACGTGTCGATCGGCCCGGCGGTGTTCCACGGGATTGCGCCCTGCACCGATGACACCCTGCGGGCCTGGATTCGCGCGCACTATCCGCACGCGACGCCGGGGCTCTCGGTCTTCCGACAAGGCCCCGCCGGCCAATCCGAGCCGAATTTTATTCACACCGATCGCGACATGGGCGACTGGACGGGGATTTTGTATCTCACGGACGATCCGCGGCCGGACGACGGGACGTGCTTCTGGCGGCATGTGGCGACGGGCGCCACGGCGTCGACGGCGGTCACGGAGGCGGATCTGGTGGCCGAGGGGCTCGCGTGGCGCGATGGGGCGCAGTGGGAGCCGTGGCATACGGTCGCGGCGGTGCCCTCGCGGCTGCTGCTCTTTCCGGCGCCGTGTTTTCACTCGCGCGCGATTCGCGAGCACTACGGGACGGCCGGCGCGGACGCGCGGTTGATTCAGGTCGTGTTCGGGACGGGGACGCTCACGTAAGGGAGGCGGGCTATGTCAGCGATGACGGCGGTGGCGATCGCCGCGGCAACCGCGGCCGGCACGGCGGGCGCCGGCATCTATGCGGCGAACAAGCAGGCCGGCTCGGCGCACGAAGCGGCCACGCTCCAAACGGACGCCGCGAACAAAGCCGCGGAGCTCCAGGCGAAAAGCGCGGCCGATCAACTCGACTACACCAAGCAGCAGGCCGCGCAGGCGCGGATCGATGCCGACACGGTGCAGCGCGCCAACTACGATCAGTGGGTCGCGGCGCAGCAATACCAGAACGCGCAGGCGGTGGCGCGGACCAACGCGCTCAATGCGTTTGGTGCCCGCTACGGCGTGCCGCAGCGCGACGTGCCGGTGATGAACATTCCGGCGTATCGGTCGACGCTCGGGGCCGCGGCCGCCGGACCGGGCGCGACGCCGCCGGCCGGGACGCCAGGGGACGGCTCGAGCCCGCCGGCTGCGGGCAGTCCGAGCGGGACGCCGGCGCCCGCGGCGCCTGCGAGCAGCAACCCGATGGATCCGGCCTATATCCAGTCGCAGCTCGCGGCGCTCTACGGGCAGTATGGGCTCAAGCCGACGGGGCCGGGCTCGGGGCCGACCGATAGCGCCTACTTCACGCAGAAGATTCTCGAGACGGGCGGCTGGCAGGGCGGGAACGCGGCGTACTGGCAGAGCCGGATCCCGAAAGAGATCGCGCAGGCGCAGGCGGGCGGCGCCGGCCGCAGCGCGCCGGCTTCGGTCGGCGCGGCGGTCCAGGGGCCGACCTTCCAAATGCCGGCGGCGCCGGCGTACCAAACGATCGCGCCGCCGATTACGCCGGCGCTGACGGTCGATCCGTATCAACGGCGCACGATTCGCGACTATCTCGCGACGTAGGAGCCTCGCGCCATGCCCAAAAGCTACGTCACCGGATCCGACGGCAAGAAAGCGACGTACTACACCTCGGCGGACTTGATCTCGACCCCCCAGGGCTATCGTGATCCGGTCACCGGCGCGTTGTTCGCGCGCGGCGGCTATCAGGAACGTGATGACGCCTGGGAGGACGAACAGGGGGTCTGGCACCTCGGCGACATGCCGACGGACTATCAGGCGCCGCCGGAGGACACCAAGCCGGACGAGGCCCCGCCGGACGAGGCCCCGCCGGCCGAGACGGCGCCGCCGCCCAGCGACACCGGCGGGGGCGGGGGCGGCTACGCGCCGCCGCCGGATACCTCGACCGATTACGGCGGCTTCAAGACGCCGCCGCCGAAACTGCCGGACTACGGCGGGGGCGTGCCGTCCTACGTGCCGGAGACGCCGGTCTTCACGCCGCCGACCTATACGCCGCCGCCGGCATTTTCCTTTCGGGACTACGTGGCGCCCGACAAGTTCACGTACGCCGACTACGTCCCGACGACGGCGGCCGATCTGTACGCCGATCCGTCCTATCAGTTTCGCGTCGATCAGGGGCTGCAGGCGCTGACGAATTCAGCCGCCGCGCGCGGCATCGCCAATACCGGCGGCACGCTCAAGGATTTCCTGAACTACGGCCAGAATGCGGCGTCGCAGGAGTTCGGGGCGGTTGATACACGGCGCCTCGGGGACTACCGGACCAACCGCGGCAACGCGTTTGACAACTGGCAGGCGAACGCGGCGCAGGGCGTGACGGATTACAACACGGCGCGCGGGGCGGCGGTGGATACCTACAACACGAACTACGCCACGCAGTATCAGGATCCCTACAAGATTGCGTATCAGGCGGCGGTCGACGAATTTGCACCCAAGATGACGGCGTATCAGACGCAGGCGCAGGCCGGGCAGCACGAAAGCGATCAGAATCGCTACTACGACTATCAGACGTGGTTGCAGCAGTACAACATGTGGCGCAATAACCGCACCGATACCTTCAACGAGATTTCGGCGCCCTAAAGGGGACCGCGATGCCGTTTCAATATCAACAATTTGACGCGGGGCCGTGGGTCCAGACGATCGGGCAGCTGATGCGCGCGGGGCCGGAGGCGCAGGCGCGCGCGGCGCTCGCGATCGGGCAAGCGCAGGCGCAGGGCGCACAACAGTCTGGGCAGGCATGGGCCGGCGCGATTCAGAATGTCGGGCAAGCGATCGCGCAGGTGCCGGGGCAGATCCAGCAGATGCGGCAGGCCGCGCAGCAGCAGCAACTGCGCGATCTCCAAATTGGGCAGATCCAGCGGCAAGTGGCCGGGCAGAAGGCGCTCGCCGGGCTGATGCAGGGCGATACGCTGCCGGCGGCGTACACGGATCCGACGACGGGCGGCACCCTGCCGGCGGTCAGGCCACGGCAGGAAAGTTTTGTCGGATCCGATGGGCTCTACGATGTGCCGAAACTCACGGCGGCGCTTGGCGCGCGCGGCTTTGGCGATCAGGCCGCCGATCTCGTCAAGGGCGCCGAGACGATCAACGATTCGATCCTGAAAGCGCAGGATGCGCGGCAAAAGATGGCGCAGTCCAACGCGATCCTGTTCGGCCAGGCCGCGAACAGCGTGCAACTGTTAACCAGTCGCGGCGTGCCGCTCGAGCAGGCGCTCGATACGGTCGGCGAGCCGCTGATGGCGAGCAAGGTGCTTGATCCGAACGGGTTCGCACAGTTCAAGGGGCGGCTGCTGCAGATGCCGCCGGAGCAAGCGGATGCGGCGCTGAACGCGTACAAGGATCAGGCGGCGCGGCTCGCCCCAACCAAGACGGTCGGCAAGGATCAGACCGTGTTCGATGTGTTCAATCGCCCGGTGCTGCAAGGGCCGGCGGGGCCGAAAAAGTACGAAGCCAAGGACGTGATGATCAACGGCAAGCTCGTCACGACGAATTACGATCCGGAAACGGGCACGTATACGCTACCGCCGACGGTCGGTGCGCCAACCACGCCGCCCGGTGGGGCGCCGACCGGGGCGCCGGCGGGTGCCGGCGCGGTCCCGCCGGTCGATGTCTCTGGGCAGGTCGCGCCGAAGCCGGCCGGCGGCTACACGATCAATGGGCAGCGGTTCGCGGACGATGGCACGCCGATCGGCGCACCGGTGCCGCCGCAGGCCGGGCCGAAGTCCTATCAAAAGTCGTCCGTCCTGCTCGATGGCAAGCCGGCCGAGGTGCTGCTCGATCCGACGCCCGGCGGCAAGCTGTACGACCTGAGCGGCCAGGTGATCGAAAACGCGGCGACGCGCGTCAAGCCGATTCCGCCGGCGTCGGTCACGGTGCAAACCATGGCGGCGGGGCTGGCCGACAAGATCCCGGCGTGGGCGCGCGATGCCTCGCGCCCGACCGGGCCGGACGCCAACACGATCGATCCGACGATCCAGCGCACACCAAACGGGCTGTATCAGGACGCGGTGACGTACATTCAAACCGGCCAGTATCCGCAGGTGGGGCGCGGGAACGATCCGCGGGCGCAGGCGGTGCGGGCCGCGGTCGACGCGAAAGCCGGCGCGATCGCCGCGGACGCCGGGATGGATATTCCCGAGTTGCGGTCGGTCTTTAAGGCGAATCAGGGCTCGCTCAATCAACAGCAGAAAGCCTTTGATCAAGCGTCGAAAAACATTGCGACGGCGGATCGGAACGTCGCGCTGCTCGAGCCGCTGCTGGCCAAGATCGGCGATACGGGCTCGCCGGCGTTCAATGCGCCGCTGCGGGATTTTCAGAAGCGGTGGCTCGGGGATCCGGTGATGGGGCCGATCGGGACGTATCTCGCGTCGGTGCAAAACGAATACGGGCAACTGATCACGTCGGGCACGGGGAATGTGGCGCTCACCGACGGCGCGCGGCATGAAGCGCAGGCGCTCATCGATCCCAATGCGACCGTGGCGCAGATGCTCGGGTCGATTCAGGCGCTCAAGAACGAAGGGAACAACCGGCTGCTCTCGACGGGCGAGCAGATCAAGGCGATTCAAGGGCGCATGCGCCTACCGGGCGCCTCGAGCGGGGCGCCGGGCACCAAGCCGAAGGGCGATCCCATGGGGCTGTTCTAGCGATGGCCGACGATCCGCTCCTGACGCCGGCACAGTTCGCCGCGACGATCAAAGCGAAATATCCGGACTATCAAGCGGTGCCGGATGACGAGCTCGTGTCGCGGGTGCTGGTGAAGTATCCCGAGTATCGCGATCGGGTGCAGGTCGCGCCGGCCTTCTCGCGGCGCGGCGGGATGACGGATCCCGCGATGGTGTCGCCGGATTTCCGGACGACGAACGAACGCGACGCGCTCGGAAACCCAACCGTCGATCCGAATACGGTCGGCACGGCGGTATCGCATCTGGCACATTCACCGCTCAACCCGCTGCCGATGGTCACGGCGCTCGGCCGCGCGCTCATTCCCGAGGCCGTCGGACGGTTGATCGATCCCGGCGTGACGGAGGCCGGCGCGAAGTCGTACGGGCCGATCAACGCGCTCAGTAACCTGTGGGACACGGTCAAGGGCATGGGCGCGGCGCAGGGCGCGCTCTACGATCGGGCCAAGCGCGCCTATGACAAGGGCGACTACGTGACGGCGGCGCGGCATTTTGTCAATTACCTCGATGCCGTGGCCGGGCCGGGGCTCGATCGGTCGTCGGATGAATTCCAGGCGGGCAAGTGGGTGGCCGGCGGCGCCGATGCGATCGGGCTCGGGCTGGCGCTCGCGGCGCCGAAAGGGATCGCGGTCGCCAACGAGGCGCGCACGGCGGCGGCGACACGGGCGGGGCAATTCGTGGCGGATCCGAACGCGCTGACGTCGGCGCAATTCGGGGAGCTGGCGAGCGGGCCGAAACGGCCGCAAGTCAGTGGGGCGCCGCTGACGGAGGCTGAGGCGCGCTCCAACGCGCTCGCGGACGCGGAAGGCGTGCCGCTCAGCGCGGCGACGCGCACGGCCAATCCAGCCGTGGCGGGCGCGCAAAAGCTCGCGGGACATACGTTCTTCGGCTCGGGGACGCTCCAACGGTTCCGGGCGGCGCAGGATACGGCGCTCACGAACCTCGGCGAGCGGTTGGCCGGCGAGGTGTCGCCGACGGCGATGACGCCGCGGACGGCCGGGGAAGCGGTCCAGGGACGGGTTGCGGCGGTGGCCGAGGCTGAGCAGGCGGCCCAGGCGGCCGATCTCGCGGCGGCGGCGGATGCGGTCCATCCAACGGCGATCGAGCCGCTGGCGGCTGGGCGGGCCGCGCAGGGGCGGATCCAGGGCGCCATGCGGCAGTACGGTGATGTCGCGACGCAGAATTACGACACCTTGCGGGCGATCGAGGCGGATCCCGCCAATGCCGAGCGGGTGCTGACGGCGCCGCCGGGCTCGGCCGCGTTTCGGTCGATTCACGGCAAGCTCACGACGGGCGTCGAGTCGGCGCTCGGCGACACGAACCCGGAGATCCAGGCGTGGGCGCAGCGCGTCGGCGGGCGCGGGCCGACGAGTCAGGAACTGGGCGTGATGCGGCAGATCGAAGCCGAGCTCGAGGCGCAACCCTATACGCCCTATTTGCTCCGGCCCGGCAAGTACGGCTCGAGTCTCGAGCATGTCGAGGGGACGGGCGGGGCCGGGGCGCCGGTCTATCACGACATTCTGAACGCGGCACCGAATGCGCCGTCGATGACGCGTGGCGAGGTGCAGGACGCGATCGCCAAGACGCTCGAAACAGGCGAGTGGAACAACGCGAGCCGCGGCGCGTTCACGGTCGCGCAGCAGCGGCTGCGGTCCAGCGGGGCGCTCGGCGGACCGGTCTTACCGGAGGGGGCGCCGCTCCTCGGCGCGACGCGCAACGTAGCGCTCCCGGTCGATGTCGGCGGCGTCAAGGCGCAGCTCTCGCCGCTGTACGACCGGCTCCTGCGCGAGTCGCAGCTCGGGATCCCGATGCAAGGTGGCAAGGGTCGGGCGCTCGCGGCGCTCGATGGCCTGATGCGGGGGCCGGATGTCGAGTCGGCCACGGTCGTCGATGCGGCGCTCGGCGATCTGAAGTCGTTGGCGCGGGCCGATATTCCGGAGCTCCGGACCGAGGGGCAAGGCGTGGCCGCGGCGGCCGTCAAGCGGCTGAGTGCGGCGGTCGATGCCGCGGTGGCGAAAGCCGGGCCGCAGGCCGTCGACGCGCTCGAGACGGGGCGGCAAGCGACGCGCGCGAAGTATGCGGCCGGCGACATTTACAAGGATCTCCAGGGCGAACCCGGTACGGCGTTTCGGACGCTGACGCAGGGCGACAACGGCGTCGAGTTCTTGAAGGCGTTCGCGGAGCATGCGCCGGAAAGTGTGCCGGAGCTCGGGCGGGCGACGCTCGAGTCCTGGGCGGAGCTCACGCCGCAGCAGCGGCTCGCGCGCTGGCAGAAACTCGGGCCGGAAACGCGTGCGCAACTGTTCGGGCGGCAAGCGGGGGCACTCGAGGACGCGTTGACGCAGGCGACGGGGACGCCGCAGGATGCCGCCGCGATCGCGCGGCGCCTGGGGCGGGAACCCGTGGGCGCGTATGAGGCGCTGACGCAAGATCACGACGCCGGCCTCGCCTTCCTGCGTGACGTGCAGCAGCAGGCGCCGGAGAGTTTGCCGGAGATTGGCCGCGCGAAGCTGCAGGAGTGGTTGAGTAAGGCGACGGAGAACGATAAGTTTGAGCACGCCGCGAAGATTTACAGCGAATGGCAGAAGCTCGGCCCGGAAACCAAAAGAGCGTTGTTTGGTGGTCCGGCGCAGGTGCAGCGGCTCGATGACTTTTTTACGCTGGCGAAGCGGATCGGGTTCGATCCGAATCCGTCCGGGACGGCGTCGACGGCCGCAACGGGCACAGCACTGGCCGTCTTTACGAATCCGCTGTTTGCGTTAAAAGCACAGATCGGTGGCTACGCGCTCGCGAAGGTGCTCACGACGCCGCAGGGCGCGGCGCTCGTCAATCGGGCGCTCAATTTGTCGCTCAAAGCGCCGTCGTTGGGCAATGTTGCGGCTACGCGCGACGCGTGGGCAGCGGTGGCGAATGCGAGCCGGGCCACGACGGCGCCGGTCGCGGCTCCGGCGGCGCCGCTGGCGTTTCCACGGGCGGCTCATCAGCAACCGTCGCGATAAACGCGGTACTGAACAGGCAGCCGAGGATGATGACAAGCAGCCAGAAGCCGCGTGCAAGCCGCTCGAGGCGGCGCGCGTCGGTCATACGAGGATCTCATGGCTGATTTCGGCACGGTCATGCCGTCGCCCTACCAGACGCTGTTTGACACCAACGGCGATCCGGTCGCGGGCGGCCTCGTTTGGACGTATGCCGCCGGGACGTCCTATCCCTATCCGACGTATACCGACGTCAGCCTGAGCACGCCGAATCCGAACCCGATCGTCGCCGATAGCGCGGGCCGGTTCACGGCGTGGCTGCCGCCGGCGACGTCCTACAAGTTCGTGTTCGAGGGCGCGGCGGTGCCGCCGGCGCACGGCGCCGTCATTCGCAGCATTGACAACGTCACGCCGGTGCCGAGTCTCTCGGGCTATGTCGACCTGCCGGTGACGGCCGGCGAGGCGCTCGGCGCGCTGACGGTCGGGTATCTGTCGGACGGCAGCGGCGGCAAAACGGCCGGGCAGTGGTATCTCGCCGATGCCGCGAACGCCTGGAGCTCGACGATCCCGGTCGTCGGGTTTGTCATCACGCCGATCGCGGTGGGGGCGCGCGGCTACGTGCGTGTCGTCGGGAGCGTGGTCGGCCTGGTGGTCGTGACGGGCTCGTCGTATTACATCGGGACGGGCGGCGCGCTGCAGACGACGCCGCCGCCGGCGAATGTGCGCCGCGTCGCGGTGGCGGATTCGACCAGCTCGCTGACGATCACGGCGGGGCCGAGTCTCGACGGGCTGTTCGCGAACCCGGCGTCGGCGAATCTGACGCTGAGTCAAGCGAGTCCGTTTATCTCGTTGGTCGATACCGCGCAACCGGCCAACGCGAAAGTCTTTCGGCTCTACAACGCCAGCGGATCCTTGACGGTCGATACGACGGACGACGCGGTGAGCACGCAGCAGACGGTGCCGTTGAAGCTCAGCCGAGCCGGCGACGCGTCCGTGTATCGGGACATCTACGAAAAACAACGGCCGACGCCGGTCGGGCACTGGATCACGTTTGTCCCCACGCTGACGGCCAGCACGGGCACCTGGACGGGGGCGACGGCGTACGCGATTTACTCGGTCGTGGGGCGCACGCTCACGCTCGAGGTGTCGCTGGAAGGGGGCACGCTGAGTGCCGTGACGACGAACCTCTTTCTGAGCACGCCGATCGTGCCGGCCAACCATATGCCGAATTACGTCAATCCCGTGACGTTCTTTATCGCCGGCGCGTACGAGGGCGGCGTGGCGACGCTGCAGATCGTGCAGCCGAATACGATCCAACTGACGCGGGCCGCCGGCCAGCAATTCCCGGCGGGTAGTCTCACGGTCCGCGGCACGATCATCTATCCGATTTAAAGGATCACACCGATGGCTGAGGTGTCGACACAGCAAATGGCCTTGACGCGGGATCTCGGGCCGGGCGGGTTTATGGAGCGGGTGATTGCGGTGCTGCAATTTGTCGCCCGCGACGTGCTCGAGAGTGAGGCGGCGAACACGCCGCATCATACCGAGCGCGTGACGTATGCGCGCACGGTCGGCCGCAACCCGCGCGACGCCGCGATCGCGGCCGGCCCGATGGTCGTCATGGGCGTCAACATCGTGAGCACGACGACGTACGACGAGGCCACCAAAGTCGCGACGTGTACGGCCACGGATCCCGAGCTGCAATCGCAGGTGACGACGTTTTTCAATCCGCTCGCCGGCATCGACGCCGCGAGCTGAGGCCGTGACGGTCGGGCTCGTCGTCTTCGCGGCGTGTTGGGTCGCGCTGATCATCCTGGCCGTCGTCAAGTGGCGGGAGTGAGCGGCGCGCCCTTACTTCGTTAGAGCCAAAGTTAGCGAGTCGACTTGGCTCCGAGCTCTGTGACGAGTTGGATCGCCGCCTTAACGATTCCGTCGAGCGGATGCTCAGCGCAGTACTTGGTCATCCACGCTTCAATCCCTTTGTTGTCTGTCTGCGTGAGATGGTCCACGCGCTGAAAATCAGCACCGGACACGAATCCGTCCGTCCATGCAAGCAACATGTCACGGACTAGGCCGGAGTTGGTTGTCCACACTCCACACGACTGCTGGGTCGGGCCGTAAGCCATAAAGGTTCCTTGAGGGGCCTGCGCGGAAACGCTGTGGCTGCTCTGTGAACAGACTGACGCGAGCACCATCAGGACGACAGTAGTCTTCAGACGTTTCATTTCACGCCTCTTGGTTCTGACTGCCGCGTCTTGCGGGGTCGCCCGCCGAGTTTCCCGTTTTCGCGCACGGCGGCGGCTTTCTTCGCGCTCGTGGCCCGGCCGCCGAGCCGTCCGAGCGCGACGGCCGCCGGATTCTTCCGTTTCTTGTTCATTGGGGATCGTCCTCGTGGATGGCGCGCAGGACGCGCAGCGCGGCCTGATTGGCTTCGATCGCGAGGCTGATCGCCTCGTCGTGCGCGGCGATCGCGTCGCCCATCTTGGCATTGGCGCGTCGGAGCGCGGCGAAGACCTCACCGTGGCTGGTCAATAGGGATTGGATGTGGTGGTCGAGCTCGTGGCGGTTCATGTCGGACAGTATAACCTAAGCGGTCGTTGCACGTCAAGCGCGGCGCGCGAAAATATTTCGCGTGGCAGGCGATCAGGCGCTTGACAACGGAGCAGCGCTTAGGTTATTCTGTGTGAGTCAGTAAGCGGCGCCGCCCGGTGGTGGAACACCGAGCAAGCGCCTAACCCGTCAACCGTGCTCGCGGCTGCCGGGCTCCCGCCAGTGTAGCAGGAGCCCCACGCCTGAAAGGTTCCTGCGATGTCCCGTCTCCCCCTGCTCGAGTCCGATCCCCTTCTTGCCGATTTCGTCACCCTGACGCGCGCCTATGCCGCCGAGCTCCTCGAACTCGAGGCGTGGGATGCGTTCCGCACCGAACAGCTCGAGCCGGTGGTCGAGCCCGAGGTGGTCGACGAGCTCGAGGGCTCGCGCTGCTCGCGCCAGAGCTGCGGCGGATGCGGACGGTGTTCGTGATGGCCGCCCCGACGACCGTTCACGGCCGCTTTATCTATCACCTGCAGCTCGCGTCGGCCTGGGCGCGCTGGAACGGCCAGCGCGGCACCGAGCGGCAACTGAGCCGGATCATGCGGCAACTCACGATCGCCGATCTCGAGCGCATGCTCGCCGAGCGCGGCATCACGATTTCGTAACTCACAACAACCACGAAAGCAGAACATGGCGAACATTAACGACATTTACCCCAGCAGATATCTCAAGGCCGCCGATCTCGGCGGCGCAACCCCGACCGTCTCGATCGCGCGCGTCGTGCAGGAGCTCGCCGGCCGCGCGCGCGAAAGTAAATTGGTGGTGTATTTCGTCAACAAGACGAAGGGGTTGTTGCTGAACAAAACCAATGCGCTGGCGCTCGCCGCGATTGCCGGCTCGCCCGAGACCGACCACTGGGTCGGGCTCAAGGTGCAACTGTTCGCGACGACGGCGACGTTCGGCGGGCAGTCCTACCCGGTGGTGCGCGTGCAAGCGGCGGCGGCGCCGGTGTTGGAGCGTGTGCGATGACGCGGCGCGGGACGCCCGTCCAGAAAGCCACGGCCGCCGGCCGGTTCTACGAGGTGCAGGGGCAACTGCTGCCCAGTGTGACGAATATTTTGGGCGCGATTAGCCGCCCGGCCCTGATCCCGTGGGCTGCATCCGTCGAAAGAACCCTCGTCTCAGAAGCGGCAGCCGACCTGTATGCGGCGTGGGCGGCGCAAACCGTGCGGCCGCCGCTGCCGCGCTCGGCGTACCTGACGACGCTGCTCTCAACACTCGGCCCGACACGCGCGCATCAGCGGCAGCTCGAGCAGGCTGGCGATATCGGGAGCCAGACGCACAAATTAGTCGAATGGGCGCTCCGGGTCCGGCTGGGGGCCGAGGCCGGGCCGGAGCCGGTCGTGTGCCAGGAGGCGCGGCACGGGTTCGAGACGTTCGATCGGTGGGCCGAGTCGGTCAAACTCAAGCCGGTGTTGGTGGAGCGCCAGGTGTACTCCCTCGAGCACGGCTACGCCGGGACGTTGGATCTCCTCGCGCGTGTCAACGGCGTCTTAACTGTGATCGATTTGAAGACATCGAAGGCCATCTGGTCCGAAAACTATTTACAGGTCGTAGCGTACCAGATGGCGATGCAGGAGATGGGGTATCTCGCGACAGACGGGCTGATCGTGCGGCTGCCCAAAGTGGTCGGGGATCCTGAATTCGAGGTGAAGCCGGTGCCGCCGGCGGCCGAGCTGTTCCCCGTGTTCTTAGCGGCGAAAGCTCTCTGGTCGTGGCAGCAAACCAACGACAAGCCGGCACGGCGGCCGGGGCCGCGGAGGGTCGCATGACAACGATGCTGCTCGTCGTCGTCGGCCTACTCCTGCTCAGGGAGTGCTTCGAGGGATTCGGCAACGTCCTGACGATCGTCGCGCTGTTGCTGTTCTGGCTGCCGTTAGCAGCACTGATCGTGGCGATTCAGACGCTGACGCGCGGGCCGCGGCGGGTCGCGTAACAACCAAAGGGGCTACGGGGCCGGTATGGCTCTGTAGCCCTCTCTTTCCACAAGACATCATTCATCCTTCCAGTCGCGCACCTGCGCTTGTGAGGCGTCGGCCTCGTGCCGCCCCATGATCTTCCCGCCGCCGCCGCAGCACGCGCGATACCGCGGCACCCAGGGCCCATAGTGGCCCGTGGCGAGGTTCATCAAACACGCGCCCGTGACGGTGTAGCGGGTCGTGTCCTGCACCTGGCGCGCGCGGTAGTACTCGGCCGTCGCGACCGCGTAGTAGACCACCTGCCCGTCAAGCAGCGCCGAGTCCCAGCAGTGCCCGTCTTCTTCGCACCACGCGTGCGCGTAGATCGTGCCGTCGTCGCCCTGCATCAAGCCATGCACGAGTTCGAGGGTGCCGCGGTTTACGAGCCCCCGGTCGGCGAGCACCCGCTTGTTGAGATATTCGAGCGCGTCATCGAAGCAGTGGAAGGTCGGGAGAAGGTCAGTCATCTCGTCCTCACACGGCCGCCGGGACGTCCCGGCGGCCGTTGCTGTCTTCAGGCGTCTTCCGCGGTCCGACACCGGGCCGCAATCACCGGCGCGAGGCGGGCGCGCTGCGCCGTATACGTCGGCTGCCAATGCTCCGCGATCGGCACGCGGCCAAAGCCGGTGATCACGGCCTGGCCACACTCGGGACACTCCCAGCGATCGGCATCCCACAGTTTGTACGGGGCGCCGTCCTCGAGCAGCTCCTCGACGATGACGCTGTTCTGCTGTACCCGCATGAAGCGGCCGCAGCCGCAGAGCACGTTCGAGGCGGTCGGCATACGTCAAATCTCCGGGCCGGCGGGGGCCAAAAAAGGGGCCAAGTGAATTTGGGGATGCGTGAAAATCCTTGGGAAATCGCGAGGCCTGGCGGGAACAGGCGGGAATGCCCGTAGACGGTGCTCGATCAGCAGAATCGCTGAAATCATTCCGGAAACCTGCAAAAAGTGTGGTGCGCCCGGCAGGATTCGAACCTGCGGCCTTTGGCTCCGGAGGCCACAAACCCGGTGCATTTCTGCCCGTCTTTATTGATCGTTTTAATGGGGGCCAAACAGGGGCCAACTCACGCGCCGTCCGACGTTTTTTATCTGCTCTTCTTCGTCGCCAGCCGCGGCCGCAAGACCTCGCCAAGATACGCGCCTTTCGGGCGACTCACCGTGTGGGGGCGCCGCCCGCCGAGCTGCGCGCTGATGCGCTGCTGCTCCTCGAGTTGAAACGGCGCATAGATGCGCGTGGTCGCCGGATCGAGGTGTCCAAGCAGCGCCTGCACATCGCCGAGATGCGCGCCGCGCTCGAGCGCCGCTTTAGCGATCGAGTGCCGCGCGGCGTAGGGGCGAATCCCGATCGGCCAGCCGGCCCGGTGAATACGCCGGCCATACGTCGTTGTATTGAACCAGCCCCAGGCGTCGACTTGGATAAAGAAGCGCCACGCGCGTTCCTGTACCGGATTGAGCGCGATGCTGTGGGCGGGCTCGCCTTTCGCGTTGCGCACGAGCCAGTACGGGAGATCGGCGTCGAGATTGACATCGGACGCGTGGGCGCGGGCAATTTGACATGGGCGCTGTCCCGTGACGGCGGCGACAAAGAAGCGCGCGAAGGTGGATGCGTCGATCGCGGCGAGCTGCTCCAGCACAGCGGTCACCCGTTCGGGTGCGACGGTCGTCGGGGGCGTTTTCGGCGGCGGTGGGCGCTTCACCTGTGCGACCGGGCCTGCTTCGCCCGTCATCGTCCGGAAGAAATCACGCAAGACGCGTAAGCGATGCCGGATCGTGTACGCGGCGACGGTGTGGCCGCTCGTCGCGGGTCGCGCCCGCTCTTGCGGGGCGATCACGCGGCCGGCGTGTCGCCCCTGCTGCCAGGTATAGCCTGCGACCTTGACCCGCCGGATCGTGCGTGGCGTCGGGGCCTGCTTCCACTGCGCGGTCGTCTTGTTGACATGCGCGGCGGTCCACGCCGTGAGCGGGAGATCGCCGAGTGTGACCCCGTCGATCACGACCTCGAACCACGCGCGCAGGTGTGAGGTATCGGCCGCGGTGCTCGGGCGGCCGCCAATCTGCGCGAGGTAGTCCGGGGCGGTCGTGCGGAGCGTGCCCGTGCCGCGGCGGTGTTTCGTCTCGCCCGTCTCCCCCAGGGCGCGCGCCTCGCGTTTTAACCGCTCGCGGGCCTGATCGCGCCAGCGGGCGATCTGGTCAAGGGGCGTGTCGGCCGTAAAGCGCGTGGGGGGCGCCACGCGTCCCGCGGCGCTCACCCGGACCTCGTAGCGGCCATCGGGGTACTGCGCGATGTTCGGGGCGATGCGTGTCCGTGCGGCTTTCATTGAGGGCTCCGCCTGATCACGCGACGCAGTGTCCCCGCGCTGAGACGCCGACGCCGCGCGATTCGATCACCGTGCCTGTGCGACGCGACGGACGAGCCGCAGCATGGCGCGCACCGGCGGCGGTTTCGACGGGACATGTGCGAGCTGTTGATCGCGATGCGCCGACCCTGAGACGGGCTCACTGTTCACGCCGCGGCAGAAATCTTCGGCCATGCCGAGCAACATGTCGGCCTGGTCGGGCCGACAGAGCCGCAGGATCTGCATATTCGTCAGATGCCGAAGGTGCATCGGCCACGTCTTATTTAACAGTTTGATCTGCTCTGTATCGAGCGCCAACCCATCCCACAGGTCAGTGTGCATCATTGGTCACCGAGTCCCTTTCTGCGTTCGGCGCGACGACGGGTGGCGATCCGAGTCATTAGCGGTCGGCGGGCGTGCCGGCGCGGCCGGCGTGGACATCTGGGGCGGTGTGTAGTTGCGGAGCGTGGTTTCTACCACCGTGAGGAGATCACCGGTGGCATCGGCGAGCAGCGCGCTGACGATCCGCGCGATCCGATTCTCGACACTGTCGGGCCCGCGGCCTTTCCGGATGACGATGGCTTGGACCGTCACGAGGAGCCCTGGATTGCGCAGTAAATAAATCAGCAGGACGCCGAGCTGCTCGCGCAAGACGAGCGAGGTCTCGAGGCCAAACAGTTCCTTGATGGCGTATTTCAGATCAGCGCCGGCGTGATGATAGGCCTTCGCGAGCCCTAAATCTTCGGGAATGAGTTCGCCGAGGAGGGGATCGGGATACTCCTTCTCTTCGAGGCCCGCGATGGCCGCGGGGGTCAGATGGAGGAACCTGGCCAGCTTGTCGAGCGTGTCCTGCGAGGGTTGTTGCGTGCCACGTTCGAGAGACCGGAGCGTGCCGCGATTGATGCCGACGAGCCGGCAAAAGGCTGAGCGACTCACATCGCGTTTCTGTCGTTCCTCTTTTAAGCGATTCGCCAAAGCGGCTAACCGACCCTGCGGCAGATGCATCTGCCTATAGTTCAACGCGCTTGGGTTTGGGTCAATCGTCGGAGCGGCGAGTTTTCCTGAAGATTCACGCGTGGATAATGGCATGAGCATGTTGGTGGACGGCAGTATCGCATAGCCCTTGACATTGGACAACTGGATAACCATAATGCACAGCTGGTTGGTCGATTCGGCTAACCACATGCTCAACACGGTTAACCGTTATGGATCTGCGCATTGCACGCCGCATTGCGGGCCTCACGCAGCTTGAGCTCGCCACCAAGGTCGGCGTGGACGATTCATTTATTTCGTTACTCGAGAGTGGCAAGCGGGATATTCGCACGACGGAGTACCGCACGGTGGTGCGCTTAGCGCGCGCCCTGAACGTCACCCCTGAAGAGTTGTTCCCGATCGCGACCGAGGATGAGGACCTTCGTACCCCGAAAGGATCGGCCGCCGTATGTCCCTCCACGAAATAGCTGCGAGCAGCACTCCTGACAGAACGCCGTGGGACCGCCTCGCGGCCGGCGAAGCACTCGATCGGCACGACCTGATGGCCATCTACGGCTTGAGCCAAGCGGCGTACTACCGGCGGGCCGTGCGTGGAGAGTTCGACCGCTTTAAAACGAAGCCAGTGATGGGGCCGCGCTGCTACAGCGGTGTCTTGGTGCAGCGCCATCTGCAAGGCGAAGACCTCGATGCGGCGCCGCTCGCGCCGGCGTGGGGGCGGCCGCGGAAGGTGGCGCGATGAGCGCCGATCTCTGGATCACGGCGGCGGTCGGGATCGTGGCGGCATGCGTCGTGGTGGTGCTCGCGCTCGGCGGCGGCGTGCTGATCGATCAACGGCTGCTCGTCGACGACATTCGGGCGCTGCTGCTCGAGCGGCCGGCGCGGAGGCATCGTGATGGCGCATGAACCGCGCTCGGTCTACGAGTTCGGCGACGATCGCCGGCCGGAGACGGTGGCCGAGGAACGCCGCGATCACGCACGCGCCTATGCCCGCGGCGAACGCGTCGCCGATCTGACGCTGGCCGTTGTGCTGGGGCTCGTCGGCCACGGGTTGCTGCGTGATCCGCGCGCGGCGCGGCCGATCGTCTTTCAAACCTTGGCTGAGTTGCTGTACGGCGATGCCGCGGTCGACATCCCGGAGCGCATTGACGCCAACCACGGGGGGGACGTGCATGGAGCCTGAAGTAAAAGCCACGCTGCCGGCGCCGATCGAGAAAGTCCCCGTGCGCCTGGGGATCATGCCGGCCAATCTCGACGAGGCGTACCGGATGGCGAAAGCTTTCAGCAGCTCGGAGCTCGTGCCGAAGCAATTTCGCGGCAAGCCCGAGGATGTGCTCGTCGCGTTGCAGATGGCCGCCGAGGTCGGGCTGCCGCCCTTCCAGGGGTTGCAGTCGATCGCGGTGATCAACGGCCGGCCGGGCCTGTGGGGCGACGGGCTGCTCGCGTTGGTCATGAGCTCGGCGTGCTATCAGGACCACGACGAATATTACGAAGTCGACGAGCAGCGGCGGGATGGTCTGACGGCGGACGATCTCCAGAAACCGACGACGGCCGCGGTCTGCGTCTTCAGCCGCCGCGGCAAAGCGACGCCGATCGTGCGGCGCTTCAGTGTCGCGCAGGCGCGCAAGGCCGGGCTGCTCGGCACGGAGAAAGGCGGCGGGAAAGAGGGGCCGTGGCAAACGCACCCGGATCGCATGCTGGCGATGCGGGCGCGGAGTTTTGCGGCGCGTGATGGATTTCCGGATGTGTTGCGCGGGATCGCGAGTGCCGAGGAGCTCCGCGATCTGCCGGCGCCGCCGCTCGAGGTGGTGAAGCTGGCGCCGGCGCTCGTCAAGCCGGACGGCTATGACGACTGGCTCGAGCGCGTGATGGCCGCCGCGCACATCAGCGAGGACGCGCTCGCGGCGGTGTGGAGTGAGTCGCGGGCCGGGCGGGCGTATCTGCTCGCGACAGAGCCCGACGCGTGGGACACGCTCAAAGCGACGGCGGGCACCCCGGAGCCGGCGGCGTGAGTCTCGGCGTCTATTTGCCGGACGCGCAACGCTCGCCGGCGTGGGTCGCGGCGCGCCTCGGGCGCCTGACGGGCTCGAGTGCGGGCGACATGCTCGCCGAGGTCAAAACCAAAGGCGGGGAAGCGGCGGCGCGGCGCAATTTGCGCGTGCGGCTGGTGCTCGAGCGGTTGACCGGCGTGTCGCAGGAGGACGGCTATCAGTCGCGCGAGATGACGCGCGGGGTCGAGCTCGAGCCGGCGGCGCTCGCGGCGTACGAGATCGCGACGGGCGCGCTCGTGCGGCGTGTCGGGTTCCTGCAGCATTCCACGCTCCTGACGGGCTGCAGTCTTGATGGGCTCGTCGCTGGCGGCGGCATCGTCGAGATCAAGTGTCCGCGGTCGGCGAACCATCTCGCGTATCTGCGCGGTGAGGTGCCGATCGAGTATCGGCGGCAATGTCAACACAACTTGTGGATGACCGAGGCGGCGTGGTGCGATTTCGTCTCGTTCGATCCGCGGTTTCCGGCGCCGCTGCAGCTCACGATTCGGCGGCTGACGCTGAGTGACGCCGAGCGGCGCGCGTACGAGCTCGCGGTGCGGCTGTTTCTGACCGAGGTCGATCGCGAGCTCGAGGACGTGCGGGCGTTGATGGCGCCGGCGGAAGGGACGGCGGCCTAATGCCGCGGATTCGCATGTTGCATCCGGAGTTCTTCACGGATCCGGTCTTAGCCGACTGCTCGGATTTTACGCGGCTCGTGTTTGCCGGCTTGTGGCTGCTGGCGGACCGGGAAGGCCGGCTGCTCGACAACGTCCGGATGATCGACGGGGCGATCCTGCCGCACGATCCGCGCTCGACGGCGCCGGCCTTGGCAGAGCTCGCGGCGAAGGGGCGGATTTTACGGTATTGCAGTCCGGCGGGAAATGTGATTCAGGTCGTGAATTTCAAAAAATGGCAGCATATTCACCCGAAAGAGGCGCCCAGTAAATTACCGGACTATGCCCGGAACAAGCCCGGGCTACTCCCGGGCTCAGCCCGGGAAAATATCGGGCTCAACCCGTCGGCATCTACTTCTACTTCTACTTCTACTTCTACCTCTTCTCCGGCGGCGCCTACTGCGCCGGCCGGAGAAGGGACCGTACACCCGAACGGCGGATGTACTCAGTCGCAACGAAGACGTGCTGCGACGGGGCCGGCCAGAGGCCGCCCCGCTCCGCACGTCACGTCGGCGGCGTTCACGCCGGAGCAGGAGGCGCTGTTGCGCAAACACGGGTTTACGCCGACGAGGCGCCCATGACGCCGGTCGATCGGGAGTTGTTCGGCGCGGCGGTGCGGGATCTGGCGGTCGCGTTTCAGAAACGCCTGGGGCCGGTGCCGCTGCGGGAGCTCATCGGCGTGTATTTTTCGGCACTCGAGTCGTCGCCGCTCGCGGCCGTGCTCGATGCCGCGGCGACACTGCGCGATACGGCCCACAAGTTTCCGACGATCGCGGAGTGGCGCGACGCGCTGCCGGCGGCGACGCGCCGGGCGGTGTGTCCGGCCGATGCGCGCTGGATGGGCGAGGCGGAGGCCGACGCGCTCGCGGAGGCGTACGCGCGCAATTTCCAGGCCGATCCGTGCGGGTGTTGGGCGTGCGTCGACGCCGGCGTCAGCGATCGGCCGGTGCGCTTTGTGCCGGGGGAGGAACGCGCCTTCAATCCGCGGCTGAACCGCCTCGAGGTCGTCGGATCGTGGGCGCACGGCGCGGAGCTCGCGGCGTGGTATCGCGCGCGCGAGGCCTTCCAGGCGTTGAAAGTGCCGCAGCGGTTCGAGCGCGCCGTGGCGCTCCTGTGCGCCGATCGGGAACCCGGCGAGGAGGGGTGATGGTGGCGTGGCGCCGGCTCGTGATGCGGTGGCGGTGTTATCGCCTGCGGCGGCTCATCACGTCGCGGCTCGAGGTGCTGCGCGCGCTCGGGATTCGGTGATGGCGCTCGCGTTCACGGTGATCGGCGTCGCGCAATCGATGGGCAGTAAGCGCGCCTTTATCCCGAAAGGCTGGCAGCGGCCGATCATCACCGATAGCAATCGCAACCTCAAGGCGTGGCAGGCGCTCGTCGCCGAGGCGGCCGGCGGCGCGATCCAGGCGCAGGTGCCGCCGTGGGTGCTGCTCGAGGGGCCGGTGCGGTTGACGATCGCGTTCTACCTGCCGCGGCCGAAGGGGCTCGCGAAAAAGTATCGCGCGCATACCAAGGCGCCGGACTGCTCGAAACTGATTCGCTCGACCGAGGATGCACTGAGCGGGATCGTCTATGCCGACGATGCGCAGGTGGTCGAGATTGTCGCCGGCAAGTTTTACGCGGCGCCGGGTGCGCCGCCGCAGTGTCGCGTGGTGGTCGAGCCGACGGCGGGCGAAGAACCGATCGCGGTGCCGGCGGCGCCGCTGCCGCTGTTTGTGGAGGCTGGATGAAACCAATTACCGAGGATCGCGCGGCGCGGCGCTTTCATCAGATGGCGACGCTCGAGCGACAGATCGCAATCAAAACCTCGGAGATTGCCGACTGCAAAGCGCACCTGAAAGAGATCACGGAGCTCCGTGACGGGCTGCTGTTGCGGTTGCGCGAAGCGGCGCGCGACGAGGGCGAGTTGCCGCTGTTTGATCTCGATGGCGACTAACCGGGAGGCTTGTATGACGGCCGCCGAACAAAACGCCCGGCTCCTGCTCGAGACGCTCCGCTGGGCGCGCGAGCAGGTGCGGATGTACGCGCTCGAGAGTGCGCCACACGTCGATGATGGGTTCGTGACGGCGCTGTGCGCGGCGGTCGGGAATATCTCGGTCGACGAGGCCGAGCGGGCGCTCGACCGCGCCGAGGCCGCCGCCGCGGTGGAGCACTAGCGATGCCGACGAGTCGCACCGACGAACCGCGCGACGTGATCCTGACGGCGAATATGACGCTCCGTGATTACTTCGCGGCGCAGGTCGTGGCGCACCTCTACGAGCAACATGTGCACGACGGTACGGAGTGGGATGACATCGCAGGATGGGCGTATCGGCTCGCCGACGCGCTGCTGCGGGCGCGTGAGGCGCAGGCATGAAGACGAAGGCCGCGCGTGTGCCGGATGAACAGCAGGCGGCAAATGCGACGCAATATGCCTATCTGCGCGCGGCGGGCAAGACACTGAATTGGCTCCTGCTGTCGGATGAAGAACTCGCGGCGCTCGCCGCCGGTGTCGTCCTGGCGCGGACGTCTACCAATGCGCGCCAGCTGCTCGAGCCGCTCGGCGGGCTCGGTTAGGGAGGACGGATGAAGATCGCGCTCCGCAATGACCACGGCTACCTCTCGACGCAACCGGTCGATCCCGCGGATGGCGCGGTGCCGTGGCAGTATCGCGACGCCGTCGGGCCGTGGGAAACCTTCGAGCTCGTCGAGCTCGAGGCGCCGGCGCCGGTGCCGCCCGATCCGACGCCGCCCGATCCGCTCCCCGATCCGCCGCATACGGGCGACGCGCTCGATCTCGCGCAGGCGATCGTCGCCTCGCCCGATTGTCCCCCGGTCGCGCACCTGCCGATCCGGGCACAGATGGCCGAGATCACGCTGACGCACGCCGATCAGGGCTACGCGATGAATTTTCCGGGCCGCGACACCTGGCCTGGCGTGATTCCGCCGGGCTGGGAGGGCGCCATCAATCACACGTTGTGGATGGCCGAGTGCATCAACGGCCTGTGGTACGTCCTGCCGGTGAAAGAGGCGCTGCACGACTACTGCACGCTCGGCCCGATTCTCGCGCATGGGCAGGTGCCGGACAATCTCACGTACTACGCGCAGGCGCCGATGCTCGGCTATCAGCCGCGGCCCGGCGAGTGGGTCGGGTTCTTTGTCACGACGGGTGATACCCGGCGCATGAACGTGCAACCGGCGGCGTTCGAGGGGCGGTCCAATGTCGTGACGGTGCCGTTTCAGGCGGGGACGTATACCTGGGCCGGCAAGCAGGCGGCCGGAAAGAAGGCGCGGCGATGAGTGTCGCGAGTCTCGAGCAGCTCACAGCCGCGATCAGTGAAGACTGCGGCTACATCAACTGGCGCGCCGACGAAATTAAACAGGCGCAGGTCCGGATCGATGCGCACAATCAGACGATCACGGCGACGACGGCGCCGGATGATCCGCTCTTTGCCGCGATCGCCGAGGACTGCGGCTCCATCAACTGGCGCGCGGACGAGATCAAAGGCGCGCAGGTGCGGATCGACGCCAACACACGCGCCATCCAGGCGCTGCTCGGCGCGGCCCCGCCGATCGAGCCGCCGATCGAGCCGCCCGACATCACGCCGCCGCCGATCGATCCGCCGGGGAACATCAGCGAGGCGCCGCGTGTCGGCCCGGCCAACTTGCATTATCTCGGCGCGTTCCGGCTGCCGGCCGGCGTGCCGCCCGGCTGCGCCTACGGCTTCGACTATGCGCTGACGTCGCTGGCGTTCAACCCGCAGCATCAGTCGCTGTTTATCAACAACCACGCCTACGAGCAGAAAACCGGCGAGGTCACGATTCCGACGCCGTCGCTCGATCCCGCGCATCTGCCGGTCGCGACGTACCTGCAGCATCCGCACGACATCACCGAGGGCCGGCTCCAATGTGTCTTGGCGGGTGGCGGCGCCTATTGGGATCGCTGTGAGATGGGCGACGTGTTGGTGTACGGCGAGAAGGTGCTCGGCACGAGCTATATCTTTTATGATGGCGGGCATCAGGCGGTCCTCAGTCATTTTTACAGCAACAAGCTGGTGAGTGAGGCCGGCGACACCGTCGGCCTGTTCGACGTGGGTAGTATCGGCGCCGGCTTCGTGGCCGGGCATTTGTGCCATGTGCCGCCCGAGTGGCAGGCGGCGATCGGCGGCACCGCGCTGACGGGACAAAGCTGCTTGTCGATCATCAGCCGGACATCCTTTGGCCCGAGTGCGTTTGCGTTCAATCCGCAGGATCTGGTCGGGATGGGGCAGCACGAGACGTTGCCGGCGACCCCCCTGGTCTACTACGACGAGGCGCACCAGAATTTAGGCCGCTGGGATCAGCAAACCGACGTCAATCACTACTTCAACATGGGGACGCAGATCCGCGGCTGCGCCTTTATCACCGGCAGCCGCTCGGTCCTGTTCTTTGGCGTGCAGGGGCTCGGCGTCCCGTGCTACGGCGAGTCCGATCTCAGCGCGCCGCCGCCGCCCGGCCTCTACGACGGCCACTGCTACGATCCGGCGCGCAGTGACAAAGGCTGCCACGCGTACCCGTATCAACCGTGGGTCTGGGCGTACGATGCCAACGATCTCGTCAAGGTGAAGAACGGCGAGCTGCAGCCGTGGGACGTGCGGCCCTACGAGGTGTGGGGCCTGACCTTCCCCGTGACCACGCCCGGCGGGCAGATTCAAGGGATCGCCTACGATCCGCTCGCGCAGCGGCTGTACATCTCGCAGTACAACGCCCTGTACGCCTATCCGGGGCAAAATCCGTATGAGAAAGCGCCGGTGATTCATGTCTACCAACTGCAGTCGACCAAGCGCAAAGGCTGGTTGTTGTCCATCGAGGGGCGCCGATGACGTGGCCACGGGTCGGGGTAATCGTGGGCGGGGTGTTGGTGGTGGCCGCGTTCGCGGCCCGGCCGGTGCTCGACTATCTCGAGGCGGCGCAGCGGCTGCGGCAGATGCGGCGTGATGATGCGGCCGCCATCGCCCGGTGGCGCAGCCGACGAAAGGAGCAGGCGGATGATCCCGATGCTGATCTAGGCGGTGATCGTGCTGGTCGTGCTCGGCGTCGTGGTGTACCTGGTGGAGCAATACGTGCCGATGAGCCCGCCGATCATCGTGGTGCTGCGGGTGTTGGTCGTGCTGATCGTGGCGCTCTGGCTGCTGCGGCTGCTCGGGCTCTGGGGCGGCGCGCTGCCGCTACGGTAGTCAGCGGGCCTTACCGCGAGTCCGATGATGGTCCAGACGCCCGAGAACCCGGACGAAGTGGCCCAGTGGAAACGGGTTGCGGAGAGGTTGATCGATCATCCGTCGCACGTCAAAGTGCGGCATCACGACTGGTATGAGCTCGCGATGGCATATGCGCTGCTCGCTGAGGCTCTACCCTTGGCGTTGGATCGGCTGCAGGCGGGCGGTGTCTCCATGGCTGAGCAGCGGGCCTTCTGGTCTGCTTTTGAAGGGTGCGGGCGCCGTATTACGAACGTACATCAATTGGATCTGAGCGGGGCACGCGCTGCGGCTGAGATAAAGGCGATCAACCGCGCACTGGCAAGGTTTTATCACTGGCTGTCAGATTTGGGGTGGGGGAAAGACGCATGGCGTCCGCCGGGGCGGCGCCGGGCGAGGGGTTGAAAGAATTGAAAAAACACAAGGGCGGGCCGCGGCCGGGCGCCGGGATGCCGCTGGGGTACCGCACCAAGAAAACCGAAGCCAAACGGGCCGCCGAGGCCCAGGTGCTCGCCGAGGCCGGCGTCACGGCGGCGCTCGTGATGGACGAATTGCGCCGGGTTGGGTTCGCCACGATGCGGCACTACTTCGACGCGGCGGGCACGGTGCGGCAGCCGGCGGATCTGTCGGACGATGCCGCGGCGGCGCTGGCGAGTTTCGAGGTCGTCACCAAGAACGTGACGGCCGGCGACGGGCAGCAGGATACGGTGTATCGGTTTCGGCTCTGCGACAAGATCAAGGCGCTCGAGTTGATGGGCAAACATTTCGGCTTGTTTGTCGAGGCGGTCGAGCTGCAGCAGGCGACGGCCGAGGCGCGCGTCGCACGGCTGCTCGCGGCACGGAAACGGGTGGGCGACGATCCCGAGGAGGCATGATGCGGTTACCAGATGTCGAGCCGGTGGCGGCGGCGGTGCACGAGGCGTGGATGGCGACGAAGCGGGCGCAGGGCGTGACCACGCGCCGATCGGAAACCGGGGAAGAGTTGATGGTGCCGTACGCCGAGCTCTCGGAGGCGGCCAAAGAGCTCGATCGCGGGACGGTGCGGGCCGTCTACGCCGGGATCGCGGCCGCCATCGCGCCGGAGCCGGTGACGCCGGACGCCGAGGCGTGGGTCGTGCCGGAGCCGAAACCGTCCTATCCGCGGTTGACGGGCGTGCGGGCGGCGGGCGCGTAGATGTTTCATGTGCCGGAAGCGGCGCGCGTGACGGACGGGCCGATGGCGACGCAGCCCGAGGAAGGCGCGTATATCGGTGCCGGTGCCGTGGTGTTTCCAGAGGCTCCCGTGGGTGTGCAACGTTCCGATGAGGGAGACGCGCCGCTACGACAGCATCCCACTACGCGGCGCGACGTATGACGACGGCCTTATCGGCGGTGGAAGCCGAGATCGAGGCGTGGGTCGGCTCCTGCTACGCCGATCCGCTGCGGTTCATTATGGGCGCCTTCCCGTGGGGCGAACCCGGCCCGCTCGTGGACGAACCCGGCCCGGATGACAACCAGCGCGAATTTCTCGAGGCGCTCGGCGCCGAGATTCGCGCGCGCGCCTTCAACGGCCACGATCCCGTCATGCCCGTGATGATGGCGGAAACCTCTGGCCACGGCGTGGGGAAGTCGGCCCTCGGCGCCTGGATCGTCACGTTCCTGATGGCGACGCGGCCCCATTGCGATCTGACGGTCACGGCCGGCACGTACACGCAGCTCGAGGCGCGCACCTGGCCGGCCATCAAGTTCTGGTCGAAGCTCTCCCTCACGGCGCCGTGGTTCGACATCATGGAAGGCGGCATCTATAGCAAAGACTTTCCCGATACGTGGAAATGCCAAATGCAAACGTGCCGCAAGGAAAACGCGCAGGCGTTCGCCGGCCAGCACGCGAAGCGCAGCACGTCGGGCTACATCTTCGATGAGGCGTCGGAGGTGCCGGACGAAGTCTGGACGACGGCCTACGGCGGCCTCACGGACGGCGAGCCGATGCTCTTTGCCTGGGGGCAGCCGGTGCGCAATACCGGCGAGTTCTACCGGGTGTGCTTCGGCAATTTGTCGACACGGTGGAATCACCGGCGGGTCGATTCGCGCACGTCACGCTTTACGAACAAGGCGCTGATCGATCAGTGGATCGCCGATTACGGGCTCGAGAGTGATTTCGTCAAGGTCCGGGTGCTCGGCCTGCCGCCGTCGGCCTCCGAGCTCCAGTACATCGATAAGGCGCGGGTCGACGCCGCTCGCCAGCGGGTGCAGCGCGCCTTGCCGGACGATCCGTTGGTCGCCGGCTTCGATGTCTCGGGCGGGGGCCGCGCGTGGAACGTGATCCGGTTTCGCCGCGGCCTCGATGGGCGCGTGCGGGAGCCGATCCGGCTGCCGGGCGAGGCCGATCCCGATCGGTCGGCGCGCGTCGCGCTCTGTGCCGAGCTCCTGCGTGATCGCCGGCCGGGGCACGAGCTCGCGGCACTGTTTGTCGATGCGGCCTTCGGGGCGCCGATTGTCGCGCGGCTGCAGGCGCTCGGCTTTACCAATGTGTTCGAGGTCAATTTCGGTGCCGGCTCCCCCGATCCGCACCAGTTGAATATGCGAGCCTATATCCACCAGGCGTGCAAAAACTGGCTCTTGCTCGGGTCGGTGCCGGACGAGGATCGGCTCTGCGATCAGCTCTGCCTCGCCGGCTATCACCTGAACCAGAGCGGGAAGCTCGTGATTGAATCGAAAGCCTCGATTCAGGCGCGGGGGGAGACGTCGCCGGATGATGCCGACGCGTTCATGTTGACGTTTGCGCAGGCGGTGGCGCCGGTCGTGGTGCCGGCGCCGCGGCCGCCGGGGCCGCGCTCGGCGTGGGGGTAAGCGGGTCGTGGTGGCGCCGTTTCCGTGGTTTGGGGGGAAGCGGCTCGTGGCGCCGCTGGTCTGGGAACGCTTTGGCGCCGTCGTGAACTATGTTGAGCCGTTTGCCGGGTCGTTAGCCGTGCTGCTCGGGCGATGATGCTGTTCATCCTGAAGGGGCTTGCTTCAGGAGCTGACCAGCTCAGCCTTTTTGATGATGTGAAACGCCCGGCCGCTCCGGCTCCCGCGCCAGGGATGCCGTTCGGCTTCATCGACCTCTTCGCAGGTATTGGCGGTTTGCGCCTGGGCTTGGAGCAGGTCGGGGGGCGGTGCCTGTTTTCCTCCGAGTGGGACCCGCACTCGCAGAAAACCTACCAGGCGTGGTTCGGCGAGGAACCAGCGGGCGACATCACCAAGATTCGGCCCGCTGACATTCCTGACCACGACCTCCTGGCGGCGGGATTCCCGTGTCAGCCGTTTTCCATCGCGGGCGTGTCGAAGAAAAACAGCCTGGGGCGCGCGCACGGCTTCAAGGACGCGACCCAGGGAAATCTGTTCTTCAACCTGGCGTCAATCATCCAGATAAAGCGACCGCCCGCGATTCTGCTCGAGAACGTCAAAAACCTGCAGTCGCACGACGGCGGCAAGACCTGGCGCGTCATCAAGGGGACGCTCGAAGACCTCGAATATCGGCTGTTCACGAAGGTCATCGACGCAGCGTCCTGGGTCCCGCAACACCGCGAACGAATCTTCATCGTCGGCTTCGACCAGCGCGTGTTCGGGCAGCATCCGCCGTTCGATTTTCCCCGCCCTCCGGAGCACACACCTAGGCTGCGCGACATCCTCGACCCTTCGCCAGATGCGAAATACACGCTGAGCAGCCACCTGTGGAACTACCTCCAGGAATACGCGGAGCGTCACCGGGAGCGGGGGAACGGGTTCGGCTTCGGCCTGGCGGACCTGGATGGAGTCACGCGCACGTTGTCAGCGCGCTACTTCAAGGATGGTTCGGAAATTCTCATCCCGCAGGCCCGCAAGAATCCCCGGCGGCTGACGCCGCGCGAAGCGGCGCGCCTGATGGGCTTTCCAGACTCGCTGCCTATCGTCGTATCAGACACCCAGGCTTATAAGCAGTTCGGCAACGCAGTTGTGCCGCCGGTGGCGGCCAGTGTCGCCGCGGCGATCGTCGGGGTGCTTGAATGGCACCTGACGCAGGCGCGCCGCGGGTGCCTTGTCAAAACGACTGCGGCCGCCTTCCACAGCACGAACGACAACGGGACGCTGCAGGATGCCGTCGCCGCTGGCCACGTAGTCGATCGGAGCCGAGATCGAGGCGTGGGTCGGCTCCTGCTACGCCGATCCGCTGCGGTTCATTATGGGCGCCTTCCCGTGGGGCGAACCCGGCCCGCTCGTGGACG